CCGCCGACGCGGCATGGCTCCAGGACGCCGCGGACGCGGCCACGGATTACGTCAACTCACTGTCACACGTCGACGCGACAGTGTGGGACTACCGGACCCGCACCGGCGCCATCATGCTCGCCGGGCGCCTTTACTCCAGCCGCAACGCACCACTGGGCGCGGCAGGTTTCGACTCCATGGGTGGCGTCATCTCAGCTAGGACCGATCCCGAGGTGGCCCGCTTGCTCCGCATCGGGCGCTACACCCCGCCAGCAGTTGACGGGCCGGTGATCGTGGAGTGAGCGGCACCTACGCGACGGTCATGGGCGCTATGTGGGACGAGATCAACGCCCTGGGCTTACGCGTCACCGATGACCCTATGAGCGTGAACCCGCCATGCGTGGTTATTGACCCGCCCAGCATCGAGCGCCTGACGATGGGGCACTACAACATCCGCCACCAAGTCCACATCGTCGCCCCAGGTGGCACTGGAACCGCTGACGCACTAGCCACCTTGGACTCCATGCTCGACATTTTGGTCGACGCGCTCGACCCGTCAAGCATCGAACCATCCACCTACACCCTCGGGAGTACCGGCGACGGTGCCCCAGCTCTAACCCTCACCCTGGAAAGGTCTAATTAGAAATGACGATCACCGACTCCCGCGTACGCGCCGGCGAACTTATTTTGGACGGCGACTCTTACGCCACCCAGCCAACGAACGTGCGCATCACGCCATCGCACGACTCCGACGGCGACCGCATCGAGGTCCTGGACGGCTCCGAAATCCAGCCCACCTACCGTCGCCGCAACACCCTGAACCTTGAGGCCATCCAAGATTTTGACAATGACGCCGGCCTGATCGCCCTGTCATGGGATCAAGACATGAACACGATCCCGTTCAGCTGGACCCCGGACCCCGTGGGCCCCACTTACTCCGGTGACGTCCAGGTCCTCGCCATCGAGGTCGGCGGCGTAGTCGGGGAACGTCTGACCACGACGGCGGAGTGGGAAATCATTGGCGCCGTCACTGTCACGCCTTACGTCCCGGCCTAAACCATGGCCCTTGACGCGACAGTCAAAATCGAGGGCCTAGCCAAACTCCAACGCGAACTAAAGCAAGCCGGCGAAGATATCCAAGACCTGAAAGACGCCAGCACTAAAGCCGCGCTGATCGTTTTGGCTGAGGCCAAACGAACCGCGCCCGTCCGCTCCGGGGCGCTGAAAAAGTCACTCCGTAAGAGTGTGACAAAGACCAGCGCCGGCGTGCTCGGTGGGAAGGCCCTAGTGGTGCCCTACGCCCAGCCGATTCACTGGGGATGGCCTAAGCGCGGCATCCGAGAGAACCCGTGGGTGTCACGGGCCGCAGTGATGACGCAACCGCAGTGGCTACCGGGCTACATCGCGGAAATAGACAAAGCGACAGCGAAAGTAAAGGGGGCTCCAGGTGGCAGGTCCCGCTAATCTCAGGATCAACATATTCGCCAACGCGAAACAGGTCGGCAAAGAACTAAACAAAACGAAAAAAAAGTTTGACGGGTTCGGCAAGGGCCTAAAGATCGCCGGCGCCGGTATCGGCGCAGCTGTCGGCGCGGGTTTCGCCGTGATCATCGACAGCGTGAGAAAGGCCGCCGAGGAGGAGGCCGACATCCGGCGCCTCCAAACCGCCATCGAAAAGGCCGGTGGCGCGTTCGCCGACTCCACGCCCAAAATCGTCGCGTGGGTGGACGAAATCAAACGGTCATCAACCTTCACCGATGACCAACTGCGCCCAGCACTGGCGAACCTGACAAACGCCACGGGCGACGTCGCCGAGGCGCAGGGCTTACTCACGACAGCCATGGACCTATCCGTGGCGTCCGGGAAGCCCTTAGAAACGGTTTCCCTGGCCATCGGTAAGGCGTCCAACGGGCAGACGACGGCGCTAAAGAAACTTTTCCCGGAACTAAACACTCAGGCCAATAAGAACAAAACGGGCGCGGAACTGCTCCAAATCCTGGGCGACAAATACAAAGGCGCCGACACTGCCGCCACTAACACGACCAAGGGTGGCCTGAAACTTTTCTCGGAAAGCATTGACGATTTACAGGAGGACCTGGGGACCCTGCTCCTGCCCTATTTACAGGACTTTACGGACTGGGCCGCCTCACCCGAGGGCCAGAAAACACTGGAGGACATCGCCGGGGTAGTTGAGGAACTGGCCAAGGCCTTCGTCAAAGTCGCGGGGGGCATTGACGACACCATCATCGGGTTTAAGTCCATAGCCGCGTTTTTTAAGTCCAAGGAATATTCGTTGTGGCTGGATTTCGTCAAGTTCACGAACCCAGTCGCATACGCCGCCCTACGAGGAACCCGCCCAGATAACCCCCGCCCCCTGAGCGACCTGCTGAACGAGGTCGTGAACGGCGTCCCGGTTCCCCGCGCACCACGACAGTCCAAACAACAGGACGAGCGCGACAGTTACCGCACAAACAGCACCACGGTCATCAACATCTCAACCATTGACCCCGCCGCCGCCGGTGTGGCTGTGCGCCGGGCCATGAACACCGACAGCACGCGCCGTGGAAACCTTAGGATCGGTGGCTAATGTCCCTCCTGATCCTCGCCGTGAACGACGTACAAATCCCTAATAGCATCGTTTTACGCGATGTCGAGATACAAATGGGTGGCCCGTACGGCGTTGGCCAACAATCCGGGGACCCGTCCAGCTGTACTTTCCAAGTCGTGAACCTGCCCACCGAGGACGAGATCAAACCGGGCGACCGCATCAACCTTTACAGCATCGAGAGCGGCTTCGGCTACGTGCCCCGTTTCACGGGCCGGGTGTATTCCCGCCGCGTTGACTGGGAAGGCGTCACGCGCTCCATTACCACCATCGCCGCGTCCGGGCCCCTGGCCATCCTGAACCGTATTTACATTGGGGACGAGGCGTGGCCAGCGGAAACGGATGGGGACCGCCTAGCCCGCATCCTGGCACTAGCTGAGGAGCAAACCGGCACCCCATACAGTGCCGACCCGGGGGGCGTCACAGTGTTAGCCCGTGACGTGGACCGCCAGCCAGCCGGCGACCTTGCCCGCCTTTACGCCACGTCTGGCCTTGGTTTGCTCACGGACTCACCGGATGGGACGATCCGCTACCTGGACCGTTTCCACGCCGTGGACGTGGGCGCGGAGTTTGCCCTTACCCCGGCCAGCATCGAGGACTCACTGGACGTCATCTCAACCACGGAAACCCTGGTCAACGACATTACAGTGGGCTACGGCACACGCGTGGACGGTGTGGAGCGCACAACGGTTAGCGCCGTGAGCCCCGATAGCCAGTCGTTTTTTGGCTACTACGGGGCAGATTTTGATTCCGAACTGGACGACGCCGGCGACGCCCTAGACGTGGCTAATGAGTACATCTACCGCAACTCCCGGCCCGGCGACACCTTGCCCACGGTCACCATCGACCAGCGCCTCAGACCGGACCTATTGACCGAAATCATCATCGGTGACGTCGTTTTTATCACCGGCCTGCCCCAGCCGGTGCCAAACTTTCTTTTCGCCGTGATCACGTCCTACCGGGAAACCTGGGCCACGCAGTCACAATGGCAGATCGAGCTAGAGCTAGTGGATGGGCGTTATTGGGGCCGCGGCACGATCTGGGACGACGTAGACGTGGGCATCCTGTGGAATAACGTTGACACAGGTTTCACCTGGGACAACGTGGGCGAACTGATCAACGGCGCGGAGGGTTTCGACCGTTGGACAGACACCCCAGCGAACTACTTTTACGACAACATCCCCGCGACCGCGTGGGCTGACTGGACAGGATAAGGACAAATGGCAACTACACCCGAGCATGGCTGGCCAACGCCAGACAACACCGACCGCGTGGCAGACGGCGCCTCAGCCATCCGCGCACTGGGCGACGCCATTGACGGCGACCTGCCCTTCATCTACACCGCCGCCGCCACAGTGGGCACCCTCGGCCCTGGCGCTGACGCATCCACCACGGTTTCGTTCCCGGCGTCCTATTTTGCGACCGCCCCGCGCGTGGTGGGCACAGCCAACACCGGTGGGACCGCAGTGGTCACGATCCAGTCGATCACGACGTCGAGCTGCTCCGTCAAGGTGACAAACATCGGCGCCACCTCTATCGGTGGGGCCTTCCAGATTATTGCGGTGATCTGATGAGGACCCGACGCGGCGCCATCGGGTGGTTTAGGCGCAACTCCGCTCTACGCACCCGGGGCTACGGCGGGCTATGCCTGCGGGCGGTGCGCACCGCCTGGGGACTGCCCGGGATGTACGCGGACGCGGACACCTACTGGGCCGCAGTACCGGCACGCCATAAGCACGCCTGGGATAACAACCCACCCAAGGGCGCCGTGGTGTATTGGCAAATCGGCAAATATGGTCACGTGGCCCTGTCTAATGGGGAGGGCGAAATCTGGGGATCAGACCTGCCCACCCAGGGCCTAGTCGGCAAAACGTCGATTCACACGCCGCGCGTCAAATGGGGCGCCAAGCCCGTAGGGTGGGCATCATGGCTGAACGGTCGCACCCTGCCACTATGACCCCGATACTTTCCGCCATCGGTGCCACAGCTGCCGGTGCCCCCCTGATCGTGCTGGACGCCGCTGGGCTATCCGGTGGGATCATCATGACCGGATCCATCATCGCCTCACTGGTAGCCATTGGGGTGGGAGTAGGAAAAGTATGGCAACTGGCCCGCGCCGCATCCCGGCACCTAGATCAACTGGAAAACCTAGACAAGAAACTAGACAACATCTCGCAACGACTAGAAACGGCTGGACTATGAACCCGATACTACGCTCCGCCCTGATCACCTTCGCCGCCTCTTTCATCGCCCTAATCCCCATCGCACCCCTGTCCGATGACTGGTTTTTGCCCGCTCTTTTCGGCGCTGGTATCGCTGGGCTCCGCACCCTGCTCTCATGGCTCGACCCCGGTAATCCGCTATTCGGTGTGGGAAAAGTGGATCACGCCACGCCGGACGATCCCGAGGTCGTTGACATCCAAGGCTGATGTGATGGTAGTTTCACCCACGCACCACTAACCGTCTGGGAGGACAAATGAACCTTTACCCGTGGCTCCAAAACGTGGGCTCTTTTCTGCTACTGCTGGGCGCCTTCGGCGTCGTCGGATGGTTTTGCCACTGGATCGGCGTCCAAAACGGATACGACGATTGCCTGGACGACCTGAACGCTGAGGTCGCCCGCCGTGACGGGATGATCAAATGAGCGCGTATCACGTGCTCATCATCGAGCCATTGGACGGCGGCCTAGAGATGGTGTCCAGCGTTGGACCTTTCAGCTCGTGGACGTTCGCCCGATCCGCCGCGCATCGTTTCGAGCAAAAGCGCGACGCCGCCGGCTACACCGCATCCGATGTCAAAGTCCGGGTATCTAAGCAAATCGCGCCCGAGGATTTTGAGTGGACGCCCCCATCCCAGCGGCCCACGGCTGAGGTCGTCAAGATCACCCGGCAACGCAAACACCGGACCAGTGACCCACTGACATCCCGGCAGGCTGACCTATTCGCGTCCAGCAAATCCACCAGCGCCCGCCTGCGCATCATCGAGGCCCACGCCGCACACCCAAACGGGCTGACCGATGAGGAGGCCGCGATGATCGCCGGCCTAAACATGACCAGCGAATACTCCACCCGCTGCTCGGAACTAAAGCGCGATGGCATCCTAGAGGACACCACGCGCACACGCGTTGGCTCCACTGGGCTCCAGCGCACCGTCCGGCAAATGACGGCGGCGGGGCTGAACTACTGGCGCGAACAGAAGGCGGCAAAATGACCGAGCGAGAATATGGCGCTGATAAGCGCTACGAGTTGCTCATCAGTAAGGACGGGCTTAGGTGCCTGCGTTCCTACACGAACGACCTCGCGATGATCCAAGACATAGCGATCAAGGCCACCCTCGACGGGTACGAAGCCGAGATCATCGACCGAGCCCCCGCTCACCCGGCAGGGACGCAACTATGATCGCGCCCCGCCGTTATGCGATACGCCACTGGCTCCAAGGCTGGGCCGTCATCGACCTAGTGACCGATCGCATCGTGGCCGAATACGCCACGCTTGACCAGGCACGGCACGCGTCCGACGTATTTAACGGGGCAGCAAGATGAAATGGTTCCACGATGGCGTCACCTTCGACATAGCCGAGCACGCCCGCCCCTGCCCATCCTGCCGCACCATGGTCCACACGCTGAGCCATGCCGAGCGCGACATAGGACCTATGTGCCCGTCCTGTCACCCTGACTGGGAGCACGCGCCTTTCATTGGCCAGCGCCCCGAGGATATGGCCCTAGCCGTGTGGCGGCAGAAACTAAAAGACCGCAAGGCCCAGCTACTAGCCGAACGCAGACAAGCCGCCCAGGAGGACACAGACAACCGATAGAGCCCCACGTCGTTATCGAGGAGCCCGACGCTACCCAGCCCTCTACGCGTTACGTCGCCCCAGGTCAGCCGCGTACTGACCGCCCGCGCTATTCGTAGTCGACGATGAATAGCAACGGTCTACGCCTCCCGACGTCCCAAGGACGCGCGGGCCTCAGGCGTGCCATAGTCATCGGTGGGCGAGAGTATGACGGGAGTTTGGGGTCAGGGGGACTTGTTGGGGATACCCTTATCTCATGACTACTAGACCAAGCGGAAGGGCTGGGCAGAGGCTTAGCGCGACAGTGAGGGACACCTATGGGACTACCTGTCACTTGTGTGGGCGTGACTGCGCTGATGACTTTACGGTGGACCATGTGATCCCGTTCGCTGATGGGGGGAGCAACGAGCTGTCAAACCTTCGCCCTGCCCACGGGCGCAAGACCCCAACATGTCCAGGCAACTACGGGCGAGGCCGCCGGCCCATCAAGCCATCGAGGAACCCGTCCCGCGTATGGTGATTTTTTTTAGAGGACGACGCAGGACAC